CCTCATTTTCGGGATTGGCAGGATCCTTTACCACATAGATATTGCTTACATAAGTCAGTTTGCGTTTCTGTTTGCGAGCAACTTCTTTATTCGAATCAATGCCAGAATTCCATAATCCAGAATTGTGCTCACATACTGGGCACTTTTGATTTAGAGTAGTAAGACAAGAGTCGATCAACCATCCAGAAGTTCCCTGGAAGGCGTGACTATAGAGTTTTACAAACGGTAGATCTTCACCATCAGGAGCAGGAAGAAAACGAATAACGGCATAACCATTGTTTGCCTTATCACATTCGAGTTTCCATAAACGGTCATCAGCAGAAGAACTACTGGAATTATTCATCTTCTCGACTTCTTTTACCAGTTTTTCGGTAAGAGAACCAAGTTTAGATTGCTTTTTTAAGTCTGAAAACGACATAAGATTTTTTAGATACGATAGATTTTGTATTTCTACTTTTAAATTATAACAAAAAATAATTCAATTGTCAAGGTATTGTTTAAGAGACTCAATAGTTTTTTCCATATTAGTAAAAAAAGTATTCATATCAATTTCTAAAGGAAATCCCATAAGTGAAAAAGATTTTTGTAAATTTTCTTTCATTTCAATTGCTTCTTCATCATCAGAAAGAGAAAGGCGAACATACATAATTCTTTGTTTTTCAAGTAGTTCAGTCATCTTATCAATATGTTTCAATTTATTCTCCCGGTTCATCATACCGAAAGTTAAAATATTCTTATATATAAATTCTTGAAGATTTTCAATTTCTTCAAGTTCTTCCTGAATAATATCAGAATCAAAAAAATTACTCATTGATTATTTCCCTTAAAGTTTTTTTGTAATTAAGAGTATTTATTTGAACGAATGGCGAATATTTTTTAATTTTTAAACTCACCATTTCCCATACAGGATCTAGAAGTTTTTTATCAAAGGAGTTCCCGAACAGGAATATTTTATCAAATATTACTAGTGTTTCAATACTAATTTTTCCGCTCAGGAACTTTTTTAAAACTATTGGATGCCCTTTCGAACAGTCGAAGACATTCTCTAATTTTGTTTCCGAGAACAATTCTTCCGATTGTTCTTTGAACAAGTAAGTTAAACTCTGTTGTCGTTTCATCCACTCCCGATATATTCTTTCTCCGGAGTTTATAATTTCTCCAATCCATAATGCCTGTGTATTATCGGTAGAAACAAAGTTAGATACTAAAAAATCAACTATTTCTTTGTCGTTATATTTTCTTGAGGTCTTCTCAAAAAAATAACGATCTTTTCGTTTATTAAAAGATGTTAATGATGCTCTAACTTTTTTATTATACTTAAAGTAGTCATATTTGGGACTGGAGAAATGTGATTTCAGTGCCAAATAATTCACATATACATCAAATGGTGCCATAATATAAAAAAAAAATAAGTTACTTTCCTCCGTAGGATTTATATCTTGACCCTTCAGCATCACTCCACTTTTTAGCAACAAAATTAGAACCAACTCCAGTTCCTTCCACTCCTTTTAATTTAGAAAGAACGGATGATACTGGTGCTAGTGTTTTTGGAGTTTCTAATTTTGCAGGTGTTCTTGGTGTTGATGGTGTTGAGTCATAACTACCATAACTTGCCGGATGAACTCCATCTCTTCCTGCTTTAAATCCTCCCTTAAAATTAGCACCATAGGTGGACGATAGTGATCCTAATCTTTCATTTTCTTTATCATATCTTCCTTGAGCTGCGCCATAAACATTTACATTAGCACCAGATGCTTTAAGGCGTTTTAACTGACTTTCGATGGAAGAAAAATCTCCAGGATTGTTACTTACGCCTGTTGAAATATTTACAGTTTTTCCTTTAAACTTATCTGGATTGTCTTTTAAATCTCTCTCAAGATAGGAAAGAACTTCAGCAGGACTAGCACCAACTCTCCTAGAACCAGGATTTTTTCCACCATATCCAACGGCAATACTATCACCATAAGTATATTCAACTAGATTTCCAGCAAAACTTGGATAAGAAATCGCACAAGAAACTAGAAATTGAGAAAGAGTTCTCATTATAAATTTACTTAACATTATTTTTATTTATGTTAAAGAGGAAGTTTTGCCTTCGAAATTTTCTTCATAAAGTTAAGATTGATCGCATCATACTTTAATCTTTCCTTTAATGGTTTTGAAATCAATTTAGTCACCGACTCAATTTCAATTCCATTATTCTCGCAGTATAATACTATACCATCAATGTAGTTACATTTTTCTTCGGCAACTAATTTCTCAATTTCAAGAGAAAATTTAGTTGCAGTAATGAATTTATCCTCAATAACCTGTTCGAGTTGCTTGTCTTTTTCTGTGATTTCCATATCTTCGATATTAATTTCTAGAAATCTTTCTAGTATGTTTGACATAATCTAATTCTTAACACTCATAAGTTCAAGTTTATCATTAACAAATTGTTCAATATATTTGACAACCAGTTTCATATATTTTTCTAAATTTCTTTCTTCATATACCACACATTCTCCATCTTCACAAGACATAATAATCACAAGTTTTTTGACTCGAATACCAGTCATCTCATAAAGAGCCATTCCATAGAACATTGCCTGAACAAAATATCCTTCTAACCATTCTAAAGGTTTTGGTTTTTTAGAAGTCTTAAAGTCAATTACAGAAAGTTCATTGTCGTGTTCGGCAATACAGTCCGTTGTTCCGGCAACACCAAGTTTTTTACTATAAAGAGCACCCTCCAGACAGTAAATATTGTTTATCCTACTTAATTCATATTTAGCAATATTAAAAAGGAACTCTGACAGTGGTTGAACCGTTGGAAGATCTCTATTATAAAGATAGTTCTCGACTAAGGTATGCATATCTGTTCCGCGACTTGTTGCCGCCTTTGTAATCTTATCTGCCGCTTCGACACCAATTCTTTTTCGCCATTTAACAAAGATTTCACTATTAACGTGACTAATTACAGAAGTAATAGAAACTAATTTAATAAGTTTGTCTTCTTCAGGAATAGAATAGTATCTAACTCCATCAATCGTCGCTCTCTCAAGTTGAGGGAGTTCATTATCTATATGTTTAAACATTAAAACCTCAATTTGTCCTTATTATAACACATTATCATAGACCCAAAGATTTTTTAGCAACCACAAATTCCTTAACTAATGATGATCTTACAATATCATCAACACCAAATTCAATTTTTATAAAAGATGGCATTGCATCAATGACTCTCATAAAATCAATAATACCAGTCTTTTCACTAACTCTTACCAGATCACTCTGTTCGATGTCTCCCGAGAACATAATTTTAGTATCTTCTCCACACCTTGAAATGACTGAAAAACTTTCGTGAGCAGAGCAGTTCTGTGCCTCATCTACAATAATAATACAATTGTCTAATGTAATACCACGAATGAATGAGGTACACCAAAATGATATAGTATTCTGCGCTTTTAGATTTCCATAAAGCATCTCAAAATCAGCATCACTCGGCATTTGGAACATATATTTTACCATATTTTTATATGGAATTTCGAATAATGATTTCTTATCATCCTCTCCACCGGGCATAAAACCAATTTCTCTTGTTTGAACTAGAGAACGAATAACATAAATTTTCTCATAAGGTGTTCTTTCATCAAGAACTTCTTTGAGCGCCTTATATAAAAGACAAAAAGTTTTTCCAGAACCTGGAACTCCGTGAGCAAAGATATTTTTGTTTTGATCATAATTTCGAAACAGAATTTTTTGATTTTCTGTTAAAGGTTCAATATCAATCAAATATTCAAGATTAATTGGTTTTTTGCGTTTTGATTGTTTTGCCGTGTAATCTGATCCAATCGAATGATTGTCATTACTTCTATTTTTTCTTGCCATTAGTAAATATACAATTTAGAGTTTTTTTACTGTGGATCCTGGCATCTTTCCTGCACGGTCCAATATTGTGTTCCAAGATGGATGTTTGGATGTGAGTTTATTCCTCCAGTCTCCCACTTCAAAACTACTTGCAGATCCCTGCGACCAATCACGAGACCAAGGTTTATTATTTTCATACCAATCCAGGATATCATGAACACCCATTTCAATAATCTTTTTTTCGCCCGTTTCTTTGTTTATAATCGGATAAATTGCCATTCGTTACAAATAATATACGAAAGTATTTAGAATAATAGTGAAGGTGGTTCTTTACAAACCCAATCAAGTGCAGATGCAATTGTAGGAAACTCACTCGCCATTATACACTTACATTGTTCAGCAATCTGCTTGTGCTCTGACTGGGTTCCTTGAGCACTACGAAGGTCGATGTAATGTATCCAGGACCTCACACTACCACTCATATAAAGGCGCGTCTGTGTTGCCTGTGGAAGCACGAAACGGGCACATTCCTTTGCGACACCGGCATTCAACATATCCTGATAGATTTCAATTGCCTGTTTAAAGTGTTCTTCAATTTTAACATTAAATGAAATACTTACATCTGCCGGTAAGTCATCAGTTGAGTTCTGACGATTTTTAGTATCCTGCCTTCGCAATTCTGGAATTGGAAGTTCTAATTGTAGTTCTGTGCTGTCGGCATATCTCTGTGAGAACTGCTGAAAGGTGAAACTACGATGACGAAGAATTTGTGTTGCAATCGCAAGTGAAGTATTGATTTCTACTGTTAGAAATGCGTGTTCAAAAATACTCCAGTGTTGATTTTGAATACAATACTTTAGTAATCCAGCAGAAGAATTGTTGAATTGATTTTTTGGATTACTGACACGAGCACAATATGCAATGTGTCTTTCTGCATTTGGAGTTACAGAAACTAATTTAACAGATTCAGTCATGAAAACCAACTTCCCTTTAATGTTTTATAAGATTCACGCAACGATTTAGTCAATTTTTTGATTTGGGAGTATGCGTCTTCTGTGGTGATTTTTCCACTACTAGCAAGTGAAGAAATATAACCAACGTGAGTTGCATAAACACTCAAATTGTTTTGTGCCGCAATATCCAGAAAATCCCCATCTCCTGTAGGAACAGCAAATAGAAATTTTTCAAGATCTTTATTCATTTCATTTTTAGTCGTCGTCATCTTCGAATACCTCATCGTAATCATCTATGTCTCCAATACGTGGAGCAACCGTTTCGTATGCATAAGATTCTGGACTTGAATA